TATAACAAACGCAAGCGCAACTAAGAAGGAAATAGTTACGTTTTCAGATCAAAACACAGGGTTTTTGTATGATGTACCCTCACCTTTAGAATCAACATACACTTTAGCAGACAACAATGAGGATTCATTACAAAGTTTCTTTTCTCGTCCGATTAAGATTAAATCCTTTGGATGGGGCACCACAACACCATTATATGAAACTTTTAACCCATGGCAAGATTTTTGGGAGAATCCTAGGGTAATTAACCGCATCGCTAATTACAATTTGTTGCGTTGCACTATGAAGCTTAAATTTGTCTTAAATGGAAATGGATTTCATTATGGACGAGTTATTGCTGCTTACACTCCTTTAGCTTTATTTGATGGTTTGACCAAAGACAGGGGCCCTGTTCAAGCTGACATTACTGAAGCTAGTCAGCGACCTCATTTGTATTTGGACCCTACCAATTCTGAAGGAGGTGAGATGCACTTGCCATTCGTTTGGGAGAACAATGCGTTGGATGTTCCTGATCAAGAGTGGCGGGGTATGGGAGAAGTCTCTATTAGAGATATGACTCCTTTAAAACACGCCAATGGTTCAACGGATACTGTAACTATCTCCGTTTTCGCATGGGCGGAGAATGTAGTTATGTCTACACCTACATCTAATGAACCAGGAGCTATTGCTGCACAATCAGGTGAATATGTTCCCGGCGAGTTTCATTCCTCATTGGCGCATTATGAGGATTTGCTTATTGCCAATTATGAGGACAAACTTGCTCAGGTTGGTATAGCTGCTTGTATGCTCCAAACTTTGCGACGGCAATTTCATTATACAGCCCAAGCGGCTGAAGATCCAATACCTGATGAAGTTGTTATTACATCTGCACAGGCCGTTGGACCTTCAGCTGTTGGAGATCCACCTATTGGTAGCACATCTCCACCAAATTGTAAATGTTGTTATACTCCACAATCTGATGAATATGTAAATACTGCGATATCAGGACCTGCTTCTACTATAGCACGTATCGCAGGAAAATTAATCTCAGCACCTTTGATTGGACCGTATGCTAAAGCCACATCTATAGGAGCATCTGCTGTAGCTAGTATAGCTCGCATCTTTGGCTATTCTAGGCCTATTGATATTTCCGATATTCAACCTTATAAACCCACCTATTTGGGCAATATGACCAACACAAATGTTACAGATTCAGCCACTAAATTATCAATGGATGTCAAGCAAGAACTTACGTGTGATACAAGGACAATGGGCTTATCTGGTGATGATGAGATGTCCATTAGATCCATTGCTTCCCGTGAAAGTTATTTGACGTCTTTTGCGTGGACACAAACAGCTGCTGCTGAAACATTACTATGGAACGCTTATGTGACGCCAGGCATGTCAAATCAACTTCTTTTTGGAGGTGTGCAGGAATTGCACATGCCCGCTATGTATTTTGTTTCATTACCATTTAAATATTGGAGAGGTACCTTGAAATATAGGTTTCAGATTGTTGCTTCTGCTTTTCACAAGGGCAGACTTAAAATAGTTTATGATCCTAGCTATTTTTTGACGAATGAGTATAACACCAATTTTACTAAGATCGTTGATTTAGCAGAGCAAAGAGACTTTACAGTAGAGGTCGGATGGGGTCAACAAACACCCTTTTTGCTACGTAGTTTGGGAGATTCTCCTAAACATTCAACGCTGAGTCTAGGTCCATCCGGACCAGATTCCAATGGTATTTTAGCAGTTTATGTTGTCAATGAACTTACAACACCTTCGGATGCCAATAATGATATCGCGATTAATGTATTTGTTTCAGCCGCGGACGATTTTGAAGTGGCAGTTCCAGATGAACAGCAATTGCGCTCCATTTCTTGGTATGCGCCCCAATCAGGAGAATATTTACCACAAGCTGGCGAAAATGTTCCTGATTCAGATAACACGATCATGGAGGATGCGCCCATGAATCCAGTTGTTGAAGAACATTTAGCTGCGCCTTTATTGAGCCAAACTGACCATACTATGGATGTATTTATTGGGGATCCAATTACATCTATTCGTCAAGTGCTTAAAAGATATTGTTTTTCTAGAGCTCTGGATGCAGGTACAGAACCTGGTCATGTTATGGTGAATTATTCTTTGAGTGATTTTCCATTACCACGTGGTTATGCACCAGATGCAGTGTTTACTGATGGAGGCACACCTTATAATTTCACAGGAGCAACATTACTGAATTATTTCACACCCGCTTTTTTATGTGCAAGGGGCGGTATACGATGGAAATATCAGTTATGTACGGATTGTTGCTGTGAAAAATCCTATATGAATGTTGTGCGTAATTCTTCCAGAGATTTTGAATATGGAAAGGCAGTCCTTGCACTGCCTAAGGCAAACGCAGGTCCTGAAGCTTTTTCTTATTTTTGGACAACTAATTCGCTGACATTCATAGATGGAGGGCATGCCACTGCTGCGGAACAAAATCCAGTTATTGAAGTAGAATTACCATATTATTTTAATAAGCGTTTTTCTATTGGCAAAACATCACGAGTGATAGATGCTTATGGTTACCATGATTTGAATTTTACAGTCAAAAATGGTTTGGCAGCTGAACCATCATCTCATCACGTGCAATCTTACGTCGCAGCAGCGGAAGATTTTACTTTGGGCTTTTATTTAGGCCCACCGGTAGCATTTATATATGACGATCCTGTTCGTCCTTTAGTGGTACCATAAACCTGGTAAGGTTCAAATATATATAAAATCCAATGGGTGACCCATTGGTTGGTGTACATAGTACTCCATCGAGCAATGCGCTTGAGAATTTAGTTAACTTGGTTTTTAACTCTTCTTAAGCGTCCGCGCTTGTTAAGAGAATATTTTTCCAGGTCACAAATTCTTATGATGTACTGTTCGAGAAATCGAGAGAGTTGATTTTCAGGTTTAAATTCCTAGCCCATTTCAACTTTAGGTCACTAATGC